TTGAGTTAACATTTTTATTTGGTAGATTAATTTTTGCTGTAACTCTGGATATCACTAAACCTCGTTCACCAGCTGCGTTACGATATCCTACACCAGCAGTCTCAAGATATTGGTTGGCCCCATCCTCATCTAGAACTTTAGCATCAACACTAACATCAAAAGTAAAAAATGTTTTTTCATGACCAAAGAGTCTTTGTGTTCCACTATTTGGTGTATTGGATTCAAGTTCAAGATTATCTCCATTCCCATGTGACTCAGTTCCATCTTGTAATACTAGTTTTGATGAAGTAATTGTTGCCCCAGGCAAAAGATCACCACCGTTCACGGTATTTGGTGGTTCTAATTCTAAATTAAAAGTTAATGGTTGCGCAGACTCAAGAAATACTGGAGCTCCGCTTGTCAGTGCTGGCAATAACGGCACTGAGGTCCCAGGCACTAAACTAACATCCACAGAATCAAATAGTAAAAAATTACTTATATTTTCATCACTAGTTTCTAATAAAATTCTATCTTGGGAGAGAGGTTTGACTGCCTGATCTTCACTAATTAATCTACTAAGTCCATCAGACGTAGCTCTTTCTAATATTAATACACCCTCTGGATTGTCTGTTTCCAGAACCAACTTATCATCATATCCAGCAACTGGTCTGGTAATTGCTTGATGATCTTTTGTAACTTGTTCTGCAAAGAGAATATCAAATGTAGAAGCAAGTATTGGCGAGAACTTATCAGTGTCAGAAGTAAATCCACCGCCGAGACTTGAACCAGCAACAGGGATTTCAGCTGAAACTAGTGTCGCAATACTAACTTTAGGAATAACATTAAACCCAGCAGGATGGACAGCTTTCTTTAATTCATCTACGTACTCAGTGCCACCAGCACCTACTTGAACCTCATAAGAAAATTGTTGATAGTAAACTGAATCTTGTATTCTGTTTAGTGCTTCACCTAATAAACTCTCTATGCCAGAATATGATGCTGTTGTTACTGCTTTGGTCCCTATAGATGATGTGCCTTTAGCAATATCAACACTTACGATTGTTCCGGTTGCACCATCAGAATCAGTGATTGTTATTGTCTCTGAAGAAAAGTCTGGAGCATCTTCAAAAATAATATCATCACCTGCGTCGGCTGAACTAGAATTTGTTCCGTCTATTTCAATATTACCACTTAGTGCTTCTTCGTCACCTAAGAGTCTGCTGAACGCATTTGCTTGTGGTGTAGCTGCATCACTACCATTCAGTATGATAGAATTACCAGTATTTTCACCAATAAGTTTATCACCAACATTTGCAGTTGCATCTTCCAAAAGAAGACGCATATCACCAAACTTGCCTAAGTCTAAAGTGTTGTCTGTTCTGATTGAGTCATTCTCATCAACTGTAACTGGTGTTGTGGGTGATTGTTCTAGTAAAAACCCATCTCCGGGCCCATCAACTCTTGAGGATTGATTACTTGTCGTAATCTCTGTGAGAACTCTATCTTGACCTGTGGCATCTTCATATCGTAAACTACCACCACCTGTAGCATCTTCTAACTGTAAGCGAACTACACCATTATGAATAGTACCATCTTCTCTAATCAAAAATACATTTGATAAATTATCTTCGGTTACAATTCTATCTATAGCAACTTCTGCGGTTGCATCTATCAGTATACTATCACCAGTTTCTAATTGGAGGTCTCCCTCTCCAGCAAGATGGTTATCAATTTTAAAATCTGTTTCACCAGCTCTATCGCCTAGAACAAATAGAGAGTCCTCTAAAACAATTTGATTAGAGTCTCCAGTTTCCATAGTGATACGTTCAACATCTTCAAATGTGGTCTTGAGAAGTTTAGTGGTGGAGTCAAAACTTATTACTGTCCCTGTAAATCCAGCAGTTGTTAACGTGTTACCATTTGCAAAAGTTCCAGTAACATCTTTCAGCAAGAAGTTAGCTCTAAATCTACCCTCTGGTGCAACGGTGTATTTAAATCCTTGGTTAGTTATATCAACACTATCAACAGCACCTATATCATCTGTATCTGCAAGAAGAGCTGCACTTGAGCCAAGAGATGATGTTACAGAGATACTAGGTAAAAGTGAGTATCCGTCTCCACCATCTTTAACGAATATTCTTGCTATCTCACCTATGTTTGCACTTGCATCAATTGATTTTATCGTGCCAGATTCTAAAGCAAAGGTATCACTTTCTGTTCCATGAGAATCTATAGTTAGCTGGTCACCAAGAGATATATGAGCCCCAACATTTGCACCAGAGGTATTACTTCTGTCTAATATCAAAAACTGTGTGCCTGTTCCAGTGGCATCTTCACAAATAATACTACCTATGCTAACAAAGCTACTTGTTGACCCATCCTCCAATATCAAATTATCATCAGCATCAGTTCCAGAACTATCTGTTCCATCGATTGAGATAGACCCATCAATTACGGATACAAATCCAGTTGCAGCCTTTGTAGAGGTTCCTGTTTCTGTAGGTGTAAATGTAAGTGTATCACCAACCCTATAATTTGACCCAACATCATCTATGACGACTCGACTCACACTACCCAATTTTACAGAGCCAACTTTAGCAGTTGCTTCTCCATTACCGATCACACTTTGAGTGTCGAGGTCTAGAACATCGTCTACAGAATAAAGTTTACCCCCATCTGTTACAGCATAACTAGTTACAATACCTCGTACCGTAAACGACATTGTAACGTCTTCATTAACAGCCACACCTGTTATTATTTCACCGTCAATAAAAGTTCCTGTGAGAGAGGCTGGATTTATTTCAAATTCAGATATTTCCTCTAAGCCTTCAGCAGTAGATAGTGCATCAGCAACAACAGCTGTTGCACTAGAAGTCTTTCCCGTGATTACTTGACCAACCATCTCTAATGGGTCAGAATTTGCTCCAGGCGAACATCTCAAAATATTTTTATATCCCCAATTACCATCAGATGCCCTCATCATAAATTGGTTGGGATACATTATAGCAGCATTTTCGTCCAACAACATCCTGAGAAAGATTTTATGTCCTTCTGATGTTCCTTTTGCTCTGTACAACTCACGTATGTTTTTAATTAGATTTCTTTGATCTAAACCTGTAGCTAACTCTTTTGGAATAGCATTCATAAAAGAGTCTCTTAATTGGTCTAAGAAATCATAAATCGTATTATCTGTATTAGCATACTCTAAAAGTTGCTGGAGATTTTGTATAGGATTACCTCTATACCTAACAACCACCGCAGTTGCACCGGAAGTTCCCCCTGTTATAGTTTCTCCAGTTTGAAATTGCTGCTGACCAGATATGAACATTCTTGGCTTAGTAGAATTTCCTAAGTCATCCACCAAGACAGTAGCAGTAGCTTTAGATGTTGAACCAGTGATTATTTCATTAGGAATAAACTTACCTAATGAAGTTTCTAGAACAATTTTGGCACCATCTTCAAGTAGAAGAAAAGATTCAGTTTCAACCTCCAACAACATATTGTCGATTGATGCTGTAACTCTTAATTCACCAGACTCTAGATATTGGTAGTAGTGTTTAAGAAATCTAACAAAAACACCATGATCACCTTGAACAAAATCAGGCACCTGTCCTTCAATCAAAGGACTGAGCTTGGTAATTAGATTAGATGAAAATCCATTATCAAACGGTGCCATTTTAGTAGCTCGATATTGTTGGGGAACGAGACGTTGTTACTTCGCTTGTACCAGCTGAACTATCTCCTACAGCTGTAGCATCAACCGTTCCATTAATAGTTGTATTTACAAAATCAATTTCTAGTATCTGATTTCGTACAGCTATAATATCTTGAGAGTCAGGAACAACTGTCAGTCGTATTATACTAGATGCTGCGCCATCAACATTCTCTACTGAAGTTATATTAATACTGTTAATTTTTATTTCACCAGTTGTGTATGAAAGTGTCCCAGCTGTATTATCTTGATACACCCGTACTCCAGCAGTTAGGATATACCTTCTAATATTGCCGGCACCATCGTCATCAAAAAACTGTACGTTATCAGCATCTCCGCTCACTTTAAATCCAGTGGAAGCAAAGATACCACCAAGCGACCCACTGTGCCCGGCGTGAGGATTAAAGAAAGCATTATTCAAGTTTATAGTGTAATTCGTTGCAGAATTTAAAGTTGGCGTTAAGTTGTGAGATAAAGTTACATTCGTAATGTTACTAGTTATAGCAGGGTCTGCATCATCGATTAAACCTGTAATTTTAGAATGTCTAAATGCACTTTCAAATTTTGTTAGGTTATTTTTATTAAAAGTTTGTAAAGCAGAACTAACCTTTGAAACCAAAGAAGCTGTTGTCTCCGTAGTTTTACTTGAGTCAAATTTAAAATCAATATTTAAGATAATTCTAGTGGTTTGTGGGTCAATGATAACAGGTGTTATAGATGCCACTGTGAAAGGTGCTAGGTTAGATATAAGAGTTGCCTTTTCAGTTGCTGTTAAATCATTTCCTGTGGTAGATTTAATTGATATAAAAACCTTCCCATACTCTGGTGTACTAACGGCACCAATACTTGAATCAAAAGACCCAGACTCACCTCCAAAAACTTGAACAGATTGTGTGTTTGGAAAATATCTTTTCGTAAACACTTTATAGTCTTCTGCGGTAACACACCTTCCTTGAGATGCGTAACTCAAAGGAGCATTATATTTAATTGATGTTAATGTTTCTCTCTCTGATCCAGCAGCTGCTGCTGTGACTGTTGCAACAGCAATGTCGGAAACACCACCAATAGTGGTTGCACTTGTAAATATTGAAGCTCCATTTGCAACAGCTTTGTTTGAAACTATGTATGTTAAGATGACAATATTATCATCAGATAATGCTCGACCAATAACACCGTCACCAAAATAAACTTCAAATAAACCAGCTTCAACCTCTTGCAAGAAATATACTGTGCTCGTTTCAGTAACTTTAGTTATATCTGTGGCTTCTGTATACGTGGTTGTGGTTGTATCACTAGAGGATGTTTGCACTTTGACCTTTAACGTGGTAGTGTCTGCTCTCTCATCGGCAAGTAAAAATCGTTGATCAATATCAGAGGTATCAACTGTGTATCTGGTGGTTATAAAAGTTCCTTCATATATGTCTGTGTTTAAATATGGAATACCACCACCAGTGTTTGATTTAGTTATATCTTCTATCGTGGCAAACTGATAAGCAATATCATCAACCGTACTATTAAAGGTTGTCCCTGCAGGCATTGTTATAGTTGATTCACTTGTATTTAAAGTAACATCGATTGTTGCCTTTGGAGCTCGTGGAGAGGAAGGAACGTAACCCAAAGTCTTAGAGTGGGAAACTATGCTTGACCTAAGAGATGCACTATCTAAAAACATTTCGTTTGCAAGCATGTTTGCATTGAAACCTAGATAATGAGTATTATAGGCAAGAACATCTAAGAGAATATTCATACCAGAACCCTCAAAGTCATAGTCAGTAAACTCATCTTGAGCTTTTAGGAATATTTTTAAATTCTCTTTTACTTCATCAAAGTCAAACTCCGTGACTTGTAATCTTTTGTCGTTTACTGCCATTACCTTAATACCTCTAAAAATACTGTCATGTCAACTAATTCAGTAGGCGTATTCGTAACAAAAAATTCTATAGTCACCTCATATTCATTTCTTTCAAAATTTGGAAAAGCACGAACACTTATCAATCTTGCCCTTGGTTCAAAATCCTCTATAACATCCTCTATTGCCTCAGCTAAAACGACTGAAGTTAATGGAGACATGTTCTCGAATAATAGATATCTTACATCTGAACCAATTTGTGGATTAAAAGGTTTTTCGTAAAAGTTTAAAAGAACTAAATTACGAATTGACCTTTTTACTGCCTCAACTCCTGTTATCTTATTAACATCACCGTTACCCTGATTTTTAGAGAAAAATAAATCTAAGTCTTTATACTGACGCACATCCCTAGATATATCGTTTAGGGAAGCTGCATCAGTAAAAGCAGAGCGTTGGGTGACAGTGGCCATTTTAAACTCCTGTTCCTTTATTTATAAGACAAACCTAGCTCTTCATGGTGAATGCTTTATTTGGACTACCCCAAACATCTTTTGCATTTACTTTAATAAATCTTTTATTAGTCTCTTTTGTGTTTGGGTTAGGTATAGTCAAAACAACATTTTTACCTTTCCTAAAAGCTTTCTGTTTATTAAGAGTAGTCTCTAATAGTGTAACCTCATTTCTCATCAGTCTCTTGGTGTCTGACTTAACATTTGGACGTTCACCTTTTGAAATAAATCCTTTACTTTTTCCACCCTTTTTTCTAGCCATTGTAAAACTCCTTCACTGGTCGATAAGACGTTTCATATTCATCGCACAACATCACCTCCGATATTACTGCATCAATATTGTCATGCCAAAAATTTAGAAACTTATGTACTCTTGGATACTCTGGTTTGACATCCTTAGTTTGCCATATAAACTCTTGTAAAATATTTTTATGGTCAGGCATCCAATAAAGAATATTTAGTGTGACTATAGATTTTCTTTTTATTATCATTATTAATCTCTTATAACTTATCTAGATAGCATAGCCTGGATCATAAGTTTCATAATATTTGTATATTACTTTTATGGCTTCAGATGTATTATCATATTTTCTAAATTTTTGATCTATAGTGACGTTTTTTCCAGACACACTAAAAGTATCTCTTTCATAACTAGCTGTCTTAATTCTATCACGATGACTTGAACCAGATGAAGAGTCAATCACAAAAGATTTTATACTTTTAGAACCAACAGTTTCTGCTGTCTGTGTTTTTCCAATAACAAGTAAAATTTGTATTGGATCATTTGATAAAGTTACATTTGTAGCGTCTGTAAATGTTTCTGTAATAGTTGAAATTCTATTTGAAAATCCATCTGAACTTACAGTTTTCCTAGAGTTATTTTGAAATGCTTGGTCTGCCACTGTTACCGCCTTTGTAATTGATATTCCATTTACTGCTTGTGTAATACTTTTAGATACATCTAAATCTGATACTCTGAATACTCCAGTGTCAATCGTGGGAAGAGCATCGGCTATATCAAAATCTAATAGAGTTTGAAGATCAGATACAGCATCACTACCTGCCTGTATGAAATCAACATTATCAACAAAAGCTGCAGTAAGTTCTTTCACAGGATCAATGGCTGGTAATTTAACTCCTGAAGCTTTTAACACTATATCCCCAATAGAATTTAATTCAAAGTTTGGGATAATTCCAGATAAACTTTTTCCTGCTGATATCGCGGCTGATGCATCAGATACAAGTGAGTCTAAGTCGAAGCCAGCATCTGTAAGCGCATCTCCAAAATCTGTTTTTATACTATCAAGCAAATTTGAAGATTGTAATAAGTTTCTTGCTTGTCCAAGTGGATCGGCAATACCCGCAGCCAAATCTAAATCTAAATTAGTTAAATCTCTCAACTGACCTTGAAGACTTGTGCTGAGTGTACCGAGTGGGTCAGAAACCATTTCACGAAACGAACTAAGAGTGTCCGTTAAACTTGATAGAAACCCAACGGTTGCACCCAGAGCAGAAGTTTGCAAACTACCTAAAGCTTCATCACGAAAAGCAATTGCTGTATTTTTAAGATTTGTAAAATTTACGTTCTCAGCTTCGGACATGAATTATCCCCTTAAAAGAAGGGACCAGCAAATACATTAAGAGAGCCAGTAGCAACAAACGTACAGTCAAAAAGACTGTCACCAATTCTACCACAACCCCTACCATTAACTTTCACTGTGCTTGACCCAGATTGTATTGGTGCAACATGAGTAGGACATGGGCTGCCTGGTAAAAGATGTGGTGTATTGATATCAAGCTGCCTACTAATTCCAATACCATTTACAAATACATTAGTTGATCCTGTGGCTCTTACCATTGCAGAGCAATGAGGTAAATCTGCATCTCCTATTCTACATACTGCTAAACCCATCGTTTGCGCTCCCTTTCTATTACTTCTTGCAGTCTAGTTTTCCAAACTGCCATTTGTTCATGTTGTTCCTCTGTGTGGTGACCATCCTCTCCCATAGGCTCGGGTACATCTGGTAGAAATTTTATAACATGATCAAATTCCTCTGGTATATCTTCATACCTATCATAAGTTTTTACCTCTCCATTCACTATAAATTGAAATTCTGCCATAATTTACTCCGTTAGTTTAGATTAATTACACCGGCCGTAGTTTCAATATCAATGTTTCCAACTATGGCAGTGATATCCATACCACCGGCAAGAGTTTCAATATCAATACCTGTGGCGGCATCAATCTCCATTGAAGTTCCTGCGTCAATCGTTGTACTAGTTGATGACCGTAAATCCATAGAACTTCCAGCCTTTATAGAAGTAATACCGGATGTTGTTGTTATCTGCATATCATCTTTAGCTGCTATGACCATACTATCGATTGATTCGATCATTGCCTTACCAACTGTCACCATAATTGAATCACCACCAACGATGCGGGTATCAGCTCCTACTACTTGAATGTTAACATCTCCCTCGCCAGGTGAAGCCTGACTATCTAGTGGACCTATGACCCCATCCACCGAGCCTTTAATCATAAATCCATGATTACCATTAATCTCTTCCTCAAGATTTCCAGCACCACCGGCACCAATTTTTGTTCTCATGTTTTTATGTATTTTTTGCGTATAGTTTCCTTGGACCTCAAGATGATAATCTCCTTTAATATATTCTCTTACAGTCCCTTCAGTTGTAATATTCACATTACCTCTTATGAATACATTTGAACTACCAGCCACTATCTCAAAATTGTCACCAACAACCTTTACAACTTTCGTGCCTGTTGGATGTATCTCTTCAAAGGTTCCAGCTCTATGCTGTGTGAATAGTCTTTGTGCATTAGGACTATCATCTATCTCCCGTATATGTCCTGACTCAGATTCAAATACGTGATTGTAAGGATACTGACCTGATATATATGGTTTTGCAGTGGCCGATATTCCTTTTGGCTGAGGTTCCTCAAAGAAACCTCTCGTTTCATTTGTTGCCTCATCTGAAACTGCACTTAAAAAAGGTTGAGTGGCCGTGGGTATACCTTTCCCACCACTAGC